TCTCAAACAAATCTCTAATTAATATTAGAGTGCTTTTATCTGACATTTTAAAGCTATCAGGCAAAGTTTCAACCTTTATTTTTTGTTTTTCATATTTATTCATAAATCCAATATAATACTTGACTATCCTATTGTCAAGTGATAATTTCAAATCAGAAAGGAAAAATATAATATGACTAAAACAACGATGCAAAAATGGCAGCGTGATTGGTTCGTAAAAGAACTGGACCGGGACTATGATCCTTTAATTCAAGCTGCACAATTAAAGATAAGATCGCTTGAAGCAGAAGCGGTTGAGATAGCTGAAAAAAATCTGGCAGATGAGATAGGGGCAACACCCATTATTAAAGAGCTGGAGGAAGCTATTGAAAATGTAAAAAGCAAAATGAGTAAAGCGGCTAGGTTCTTTAAGACCTCCAAGGTAGCCAAGAAAAAAGATGTTAATTATAAGTTTAAAGAAAAAGACTTTGATATATCTGGTTATGGTTGCAATAGAATAACACCGGAGGATTGCTGGGAACAGATAAGAGACTGGGCCGGGGATCTTGCACGGAAGCAAATTGAAAAAACTCCGGAAGGTAAAGCGTTAAAGATATTAGAAGATAATAAAAGGGTATCTTTAAAAGACATCATGGAGGCAGGAAGCCCAGATAGTTTAAGATCTAAACTACAAAACAATCTTAAAAAAGATGGCTTAACTTGGGTAAAAGACCAGAAGGCTTTACCACCCACAGGTGAAACCATAAATTAGTGATTGACAAACCTGGGACAATCGTTTATTGTCCCAGGTAGAAAGAGAGGAAACATGGATATAGAAGAAATAAAACAAATGGAAGCAGACACAGACTTTGTAGTTTCTTGGAAAGCTATAAAGTATAATAAAACAATATTCAGAGTTGGTAACTTAAACAAAGATGGTTGCAGAGTCTGGGAACAGGGAGGCAAAAAATACATGTGTTTCTGGGATACAGTTTTAAAAAGATATACGACTTGTATTGATCCCATGATAACTTATAGAAAGGCAAGGAACTAATGATGATGAGAATGATGATGACCTTAACAGGTTTTATATTAGCAATGTTAGGTGCAATAACTTTCATGAATTCAGACCACCAAGTTTTAGGTTTGTTAATTTGTGTTGGTGGAATTTTTGCAATGCATGCAGGACTACCAAGCACAGACCAGAATGAAAGGCTTCGAAGGTACGAGCGACAGCACCAACAATGGTTGAAAAAATAACAGATTAACTCTCTCTCCCTGGCCCTGACGGGCCAGGGGTCCCAAACGATTTCCAAAATCCAAACATTTTTAATTTATTAATTTACATATATACAAAGGGGTCCCATAGACCACGTATATATGTCAAGTTTTGTATGGTCAAACCCCTTAAAATCATTATAAAGTTAAAAACAACATGTAAAAAAATTTTACAAAAATTTTTTCAAATGCAAATAGATATAGATAAAATAAATAAGTTACCTCCCGACGTTAGAGATAGATTTAAAAAATTATTATTTAAATACAAAGAACAGAATAAAAAAGAACTTGCACAAAGTGATTTTCTTGCATTTGTAAAAACAATATGGCCTGAGTTTATTGAGGGTGCACATCACAAAACAATTGCAGATAAATTTAATAAACTAGCTACAGGTGAAATAAAAAGGTTAATAGTGAACATGCCGCCAAGGCATACTAAGTCAGAGTTCGCTTCAACCCTGTTGCCTGCTTGGATGATCGGGAAGAATCCAAAACTAAAAATCATACAGACGACTCACACAGGAGAACTTGCAGTTAGGTTCGGGCGTAAAGCTAAAACACTAATTGACTCTCCAGAATATCAACAGATATTTAAAACAAGACTACGGGAAGACTCACAAGCCGCTGGTCGCTGGGAAACTG